CTGATTGCCTGCGCGCCCCTCCTGCCCCCGCGCATCGCCGCTTCGTAGAGCGACTCCGCGTCCGACTGGCGGCCACCAGCGGCGTGGTGGATTGTCTGGCTGAGATGGATGTCGCCGCCGATGCTGCTGCTGGTCGACATCGCGTTCTGGACCATCTGCGCGGCGGTGAGGCTGCCCGATGCGCTCGATCGTCCACCGGAGGGCAAGCCGACATAGCGCAGGCTGCCCATGCGCCGCAGATTATCGTTGGAGATAATGGTCCCGGCACCGCGCGGCACAAACAACTCCGGCCCGCGCTCGCCAACCAGCGATGGCACGCCGACCGGCGGATCGCCGCCATCGGCGAAGCCCAGCCCATGCCAGATCGCGGCGGCATCGGTTGCGACCGTGTTAGCAATCGTGGCCACCGTGTTCTCCAGCCATGTCGCGGCGCTGGTGAGGAGTCCGGCGGAGTTGGTTGTTGTCGCCGCCGAGTTCACCGTGGTCGCGGCCGAGTTGACGCTCTGACCGGCGGAGTTGACCGTGGTCGCGCCGGTATTCAGCGTCGTGGCCCCGGTCGCTGTCGTCGTTACGGCGCTATGCCCCGTCATCGTGGCGTTGAGCGCGGTGACCGAGGTGGTCAGCGTGGTCAGCGCCGTCGTGTTCGCGAGGATCGCGCTGTCCTGCGTGGCGCTCGTGGCGGTCCCGGCAGCACCCGCTGTGTTCGTAATGAGCGACGCAGTTTGGGCCGAACTACCCACGGCGCCCGGCGTCGAAAAAGCACCAGCTGCCGGCGCGATTTTGTTGACGCTGCTACCGCCACTGAACAAAGCGGTCAGATCGCCCAGCAACCCTTGCGGCGCAAAGCTCGCGCCGGTCAGCGCCCATTTTGCGAGCGCCTTGACGCCGTCCGTCGCGATCTCATCGGCAGTGCTGGAAAAGAGGCTCGTGAGATTCTTCGAGATACTAAAGCCTTTTTCGCCGATCCCCTGAAAGATCCGCCCAAAATCATCGCCAATCCGGTTGGAGAAATCGTCCCAAACCTTCTCTTGACTTTGGATTTGTTGAAGATTGATGTTCTGGATCTCAATATTGCTAGCTTCATTGAGTTTGGTCAGCTCAATCTTGTATTTTTGCGCTTCGGCAAGACTGAGATCATTACGGTTGAGTTCTGATTGAAGCCAGGCCTGATCATCCGCCGTTTTCTCGGCGACCAGCGACCGCTCCATTTGCAGTTTCTGGGTCGTCGTGATCTGCCCGAGCGCCACTTCCTGATCGAGTTCGAGCAGTTTCGACTGATAGACCTGCTGATTGAGCGCTTGCTGCGCGCTCGCCCATTCCTGATCGGCACGGCGCCGATCGGCATCGGCTTTCGCGGCTTGGGCGGTGATCGCATTGTAGGCCGCAGCGCTTGAGCCCTGTGCCGTCCTGGCGCTTGCCGCGAGCTGCACACCAAGCGCTTGAAAGCCTTGCTGAACCGCGATGAGCTTGGCTTGCAGATCCGAGATATCCGCCGAGATGGCGATCGATAGAGTGTTTGCTGCCATGGAGGGGCCTTTCGGTAGAGCGGTCCGTCTGCGCCATTCCTCCCCTGCGCTAGCGCTAGGGCATGGACACATCTCATCCGCTAATTCACTTTCCCTCCCCCTTGTGGGGAGGGAAAGAAGACGGTGTCGGTTCAGCCCGATGGCCCGAGCTTCTGGCCGCCGGTGGCATTGGCCCAGCGCAGGAAATCATCGGGGGCCATTGCGCCCTCACGCCATTGTTCTTCGATGGTCTTGGGCGGCTCGTAGCCGATATAGCTTGCGAAGAGTTCGTGTAACGGCGGGTGCAATCGCCACTCGGCGTAATAGGCAAGCAGGCGGGGAACGGTCAGACTGTCCTCGATCTCATCCCACGGACGATGCAGAATCGTCGAGATGCGGGCGACGACATTGTCCCAGTCGGGCAGTTCCCCGCCTAAACTTCCCCCGCCGGCAATGTATCCTTGCTGACGAGGCTGTAGAGCCCGGTTTGCGCCGCCAGCACCTCAATTGACCGGAACATCTCGAGCATCGTGATCGGCATCTCATCGAATGCGGCGCGGGTCAGGTCTGGGTGGGCGCGGGTCAATCCGGCATAGAGCGCATCGGCCAGGATATCGACCTCCTCCGGCGAGATCCGGGTGAGATCGAGCGCCAGCAGCGTGCGCAGCGCCGGGACGACGATGCGGTTCTGACGCACCGCGAGCAGCGGGATCGGCCAGACCTGCCCGGCGAGGGTGACGCTAGGCGCCGCCATCACGAGGCACTCGGATAGCTGGCCTCATAGACATTCCCGGCCGCATTGGCAAAGATCGCAAAATCCAGCTCAGGCATCATGAAATCGGTCAGTTTGAACGACTGGCTGAGCTTGGTCGCGACGCATTGATAGAGCCTGAGATAATAGGGATTGCCGTTGAGGCTGGTCGAATAATCGAGCTGGAAGGTCGGCGCCGTGCCGATCAGCTGGTTGGTGACGATCTTGGTCTGACCACCCATCGTCGCGAGATAGGCATAGGTGATCTTGACCGCCACCCCCTCATCCGCCGCCGAGAATGTATAGATCCCGGCCGACACCATATATTGCCCGAGCGTGGGGGTGGCGACAACCTTGATCAGCGGCAATCCGCTCGCCGCATAAACTACGCCGAGATCCGTATCGAAATGCGTCGAATTGGTCACGGTCACCGTATAGGGCGAGACCGCCGGCACGCTTGCCGCCTCGCCCGAGGCCATCAGCAATTGGCCGACCGAGAAGCTCATCCCGTGGAACGCGGCATTGATCGCCAGCCCCGACACGACCGCCGCCTTGGCCTTGCCGGTCGCCTTAATGGTGCCGCGCGCCGTTACCAGCGGATATTGCAGCTGACCATAGAGATCCTTGGTTTCAGCGGTCTCATCGAGCGAAAACTCATTGGCAAAGCCGATATTCACCGGCGTCGCATTGGTAATATCGGTGCGCGTCAGGTACAGCGACCCAGGGCCGAAAACGGCGAATCCAGTCATCATTCAACCTTTCCTATGGAAATTGTAGTTTGAGCGGGACGATCACGAGGCCTTGATTGTCGAGATCGCCCGAATCCCGGAACGCCTCGCCGTCGATCCAGACGCGCTGTACCAGGCCACCCAGCGTCAGATTGCCGGTCCCCGGATCATCGCCGGCCAGCAGCTGATCGAGCCCATCGAGGAAGGCGTTGATGATCGCATCCCCGACCTGCCCGCCATCGGCCCGAAAATAGAAGATGAGGGCGACCTCCTGGGTCAGCTTGCGCAAGCCCGCCCGCTCGCCGCCGGTGTAGGTCTCGCGCCGGACAATCTGAAACAGCGCCGGCTGCTGCTCCGGCGGCAGATCCGCGGCGAGCCGCACCCGGCGCCCGAACGTGACCGGCGGCGGGATGCAGGAAATCGTCTGAAGTCGGCCAAACAGCGCCGCCAGCGCGGCCTCGCGGGTGGTCATGCCAGCACCTCATCGATCGCATCCTCGCCCAGCCCCTGCTGAAGCGTGGCCGCTAATTCCTCGAGCGACGATTCGAGATAGGATCGCGCCGGCAGCCTCGCGCCGGGGAAATGGACGATCTCGGCAAACACGCGCTTGCCATTCGCCAGGAAGGACAACGCCTTCGCCTTGTCCGGCAGAATGTCGTGCGGCGGGATGGTGCCGCCATATTCCTGGATCGCGGCATAAGGCAAATCGCCGTTGGAGCCGGCGGTGATTTGAACCCCGCTCGAACTGTCCGCGACATCGACCCCGATACTTGCGGCCAGCCTTCCGCTGCGCTGCTTCAGCACCTCGCCGTCGAGCTTGGCTTGGATCCGCTGAAACAGCACTTGCGACAGCGTGTCGGCGCGTTGCTTCAACGCACCCAGCAACCGGTCCGGTAGCGCGCCCAGTCCATCGGCAACCGCGTCAATGCCGGCTGCATCGACCGAGAGACTCATAGCGGCAGCACCTTGCGATAGGGCTGAAGCTGCGCCTGAAGATAGGCCGGGATCGCCGACAGATCGTAGGACAGCGTCTCCTGCCCGCCCAGCGACTTGCTGCGCTGACCGATATGGTCGCGATACCGGAACCGCTCGGCGACCCAGTTGATGCAGGCATCTTCCAGTGTCGCCGGTATATAGGAATAGCTGAGCGATAGGGCCGCGCCCGCATCCGCCGCCGAGAATTGATAGACACCAGGTGAGCCTGCGACCAGCGTATACTGACCGGCACCGGGCGGGCCCGAGACCAGTGTCAGCGCCGTGCCGTCCTGATAGGTGACACCGCTATCCGCACACCACGAGCCCAGGATCTGCGCCGCGGTAATCTGGAAACTCCCCGATACGGGTACGGTCGCCGCCTCGGCCGAGACGAGATAGCCCGCCTGATAGGTGATGGCGACATTCTGCCGCCCGCGCGGAAATCTGCGATCGACCAGCTCGACCGCCTGCGGGCCGCCCGGCGGGTAGAAATTCCAGGCCTGCACGCGATAGAAGGACGGGGGCACGATCAGCCCGTCGATTGTCACTTCGGTCACCGAGGTCACCGGCCATTGATCGAGAAATTCGCAATGCCCGCCGGTGCCGTCGACGATATCGGTGTAGCTCTGCGAGATCACAGAAGTACGCTGCAAGTAATCGAGGATCGAGCGGCTGCATTGCGAGATCAGCCGGACCAGGACGGCATCAGACGTCCCTGCCGGAATATTGAGCCAGGGCAGCACATTGGCCAGACTCGTGAGATCGCCGACGCTCATGGCGCCGACGCCTTGCGGCGATGGGGCATGGGGGATTCCTTTGGGAATGGGAATGCCGGATGTGGGAATGGCCGGCCGCCGCAGCGGAACCCATTAAATCCAGGTTACGGGCGGCTCACTGGATCAATCGACCTCAGCACGCCGAATGGTATTTCAGAGATATACCGCGGCCACGCCGATACTAAAACCGGATGAAAAGGCCGCGGCAGCTTATTTTAATTATATACGAAACTTGTATAGAGTTCCTTGGTTATAATATTGAACTCAAGCTCGCATACATTCCAACTTGGCTGACCATTCTTAATAAAGAAATCTCTGAGCTCATAAAGAGCGTCAGTAACGGTCGAATAGTGATTTGAATTGTCGATATCCGACTCACGCTTGCCTTCTGCATTTATCGCAACGGCGTGATATTCCGCCACTACTGGTTCACCGACATCGGCCAGCTCTACTTTGAACCTCACCAACACCGAATCATCCAAAGATACGTCATATAACACCTGAGCAAGCTCTTGATAGATTTCCTGATCTCGACTCGGCATGTTTGCGCCCCCCGCCAACCTTGATAAGGTCTTTATCATCGATCCAACAATTTCCATATAACCACTGGAAAATGCCATCCTTATCCGGTCGTCGCTTTAGTCGAGCTGCGTCCCGCGGGAAAACTACCTCACTCCTCCTCGGGAAGAGGTTTCCGCACCCGATGGAGGAAGATTTCTTCACATGCGCCGAATTTCTGAAAATTCTCCTGCGCCATCCTTAAGCTCAGACTGCCGTTAGGGCCGCCGCGCACAATCTCTGCATCTTCTTCATCTTGTCCATCATCTTCCCAGTAACAAACAGGACAATTCTCAAAACCGCCTCGACCATAGAGCGTCTTATGCTTACAGCAAGGGCATCTGTATGTTAATGTTTTCTCAGTTTCTTCTGTCACACCTTGAGGGATAATTATACTATCTCCGCTGCCACATATCGCAATTTAAAAAAACTTACCCCTGGTCCAAGGCCGCATGCATTGACTTTAGAAGGGAAGATATATTGTCTAAATCAACTCCAATCCTTGTTTGAAATTCAAATTCGTCGATAGCTTCTATCGTTTCATTTAAACAATTAGAAATTGAAATTAGCTCATCCGAGCTCAAATCTAATCTGAACTGATTTTCGCCAACTTTATCGATTTTCATAGCGATTTACCTCATAGTGTTGACATAAGATATGCCGTTTTTGGGCGGATACACAGTCCCATAATCCTGAGAATTTGGATCTACCCTACCAAGGTATTGGTCGGTTGGTAGTAGAAAGCTGTTCTCCCGCGGGATAGATCTCTAACCGTGGTCGGATTTTTTAACACGAAATCAACTACATTTTCGAGTTCAGCTTCGCTATTAACCCCCGGAAATTCTCCTCTTTCCAAAATATGCTTCCGATAAGCGTGCCCATTTGCAATTAGACTAGAAACGGTTTTTTGTCTATCGGTGAGGTCTTCTTCTAACTTCTCGATGTCTTCCTGATTTGGAATGAAATTGGGATATGATAGTGTAGGCCCGTTAAGTCCGCCTGGACTGAGCCGTTGCAGATCAGCAAACGTCTCACTGTATCTTTCCACCCGAAGCGCAGCTCCCGGATCGAGCAATTCTTCCAGCAGTCCGTCCCGGCGAGACCTCAACCCGCTCGACTCTTCGTCCCCGCCCTCTGCCCCGCCACCAGCCACCAGTTGCAGCCTAGCTCCGCCGATGCCGCGGGGACTACCGAGCGGCTGGCACGGGTGCTGGTCTTCGATGAAGTAGCCCTTGCCGAGCGGTTGCGGCGTCAGCGGGACATGGCCGGTCGGTGTCAGCACCATCGGCTGGTCGCCGCCAGGCAGCGTGTCGAGGCCGACCCGGTCGCGGACCTCGTTCACCGTGCGCGAGCCGTTGCGCAGCGCCAGATCGTCGATCCGCGCCGCGGTCAGCGGGTCGAATTCGCGGTCCGCCGACCAGACGAACTCCAGATCGGGGCAGCCGAGATCGGTGGCAATCACCCGATCAACCAGCCGCTTGACGTAAGCCATGATCAGCGTCAGACCACCCTCTTCGGCGGTCTGCTGTTGCGTCTCGGCGGTGGCGCGGTTCTAGGCTTTGACGAAGGGCGTCGGGCTCGTGGAGAAGGCAAAGCAGATCAGCCGCGCCAGATTCTAAACCACAGCTTTCGTTGGATCAGGTATAGTCCAGCGGATTCAACCCCCGCGGTGATCGGTCAACAATTTTCACAAGCGCCGGGACAAACTCGGCTCAGGCCTTCCCTCGATTCGGGATATCAAAGTATCTTAAATCGAACCTTTGACCCATCGGGCAGATGATGAATCTGATGGGCCAAATTTCCGAGGTCTTTCATAACCCTAACCGAATCCACCGCTGCAAAATTGGCCAACTCATACTTGCCGCCAACGACAAAGGGCGTCTTCGGCATCAGCCTCTCGCGGGGCGGCAAGCGGCCATACTTTACTTGCCATTGGTGCGCCAACGGATACGCCGTCATCATATTATAATCCCGCAGTATCTTCGAGGCCCACTCCTCAATGGTAGAGCATATTACATCGATCTCTGCTGTTTCCGGATTAAATACACAGATATTTCCACCGTGAATACAAAATTGATTACCAAAAATCTCCTCGGCAAAACAAAAAATGTTGTCCGCTAAACCTTCATACTCATACTTCCAGAGATTTCGGTCGTTCCAGTCATGGATACCCCATGATTTTTCGGTAGAGTCCGAGGGAAAAAAACGCAGAGCTTGCTCAAAACAAAAAAAGCCATTTTTTATTGCTAAAATGTCTCTGATCTCGATACCTTTTCTACCAAATTGCTCAAAATCATTAAGGCTGACTGGCGTATAGGCGGGCAGAAACGGCACCCCTGCTATTTCGAGCAGTTTACGTGTGCCTTGCTCCATATCTGCTCACTCACGCCTCTTAAAGACCATATGCGCTCCTTCCGTGTGAGGGATCGGCTCTGGCGCATCCAGCCTAATACCAAGCTCTTTGATCTGATGCATTGGAAAATCTGCTGATAGCTCGGACCCGGCACAGCTTATAGACTCATAATCCTCATCCGAAATCGGACCATCCATAATGAACGTAAGCTGCACCTCGTTACCCTCTTCCCGAATAAAGACCGCACGAACAGCGGAGGATACTTCCCCCCACAGAGCACGGCTTGCAGAGAGTATTAGCGATGCCTGACTAATAGAACTTTCCATTTTCGTTCTTCCTTTTTTATTCATTTGGTTTACTTGGCCGAGCAGGAACTATATGAGCGCCAGTACCGCTGTAGTGAATTGTGCCATTCGTGGTAGGCGTTGCCTCACCTGTATCTTGATTCACGTGCTCTCCTATGGGCTTTCCAAAATCTACCCGCTCTTTTGAACCCGGCTCCTGAACCGGCGTTTTGTTCAAAGACTGACCAGTGCCAGAATACTTGTCCAGGAGACCCTGGGGGTTTGGATCGGTCAAGATGCTTTTGCCGGGCTCATAGTTTTTCGTCCCAGGGACGTGCTTGTCTTGTTTGTCCTGGTTTATCGTAGGCTTCCCCTGCTCCTGGTTATTTTGACCTTTATCTTGATCAATTGGAGTATCCGAGGAAAGAACAGCGACTCCGGCAAGTGCTAGCCCTCCCATGAGGGCACCCGCTAAACCGCAAGGTTCTGCCGCAACACATGCAGCAGTCGCCCCGATTACTAAAGCCGCCCCCGGCGAAACTTGATCAACCGGGATAGGACGATTATTTAATTCTGTCGGCGTCTTTTCCGGTCCGGCTCCATTTGCCGTTGGAGAGCTAGATTGGACCGCAACTCGGGTAGCCCCGCTTTGCCCCTCAGGTCGGCTCATCGGAACGGTCCCGTTTGAATCTGGCGCCGACACCGAATCCTTCGGCGCGAACTGCCCGCCAGTCCCATCCGGGCTGCCCGTTGGTTGCCGCGGATGCTCGTCCTCGACGAAGTCCGCCTTACCCAGCTTCTGCGGCGCAACCGGCATCAGCGGCACATACCCCGTCAGCGTCAGCACCATCGGCTGGTCGCCGCCCGGCAGCGTGTCGAGGCCCAGCCGGTCACGGACCTCGTTCACCGTGCGGGACCCGTTACGCAGCGCCAGATCGTCGATCCGCGCCGCGGTCAGCGGGTCGAACTCGCGGTCTTCGGACCAC